GTCGCAACGCTGCGACGGCAGCAGGACTGGGCTTTTTCGCTAATGGTTTCATTCACTTCCTCAATGCTTCTTTCACTAAGTCGGTCAAGAAGTCCACTTTCTCTTCAAGCGCGTTGACTTTATCTTTGAGGCTAGAGCCACCGTTGGGCTTTAGTTCATAAAGATAATGCTTGGTCAAATGCTTCACTAAAGTTGCGTGAGCGCCGAAGATAGTTGCAAGGCCCACAATGAGGCCGATCCATTGTGCTACGGTCATTTGTTTATGGCTCCATATAAAGGACAGAGGCAACGCCTGTTTCGTTATTACTGCAAACCGCCCAAACTTCTGATTTAGGCGCAACTCTAAAATTAATATAAGCATCTTTCGGGATGGCAAAACCATTGCTTGTGCTTACATTTGGCCCGCCGGCATACATCGTATGTGAACCAACATTGCGAAGGTGAACATCTCTAAATTCACCATAAGCCTCAATGATAAGAATTGAGGTTGAAGTAACGGTGGTCTGACTTGATGAAGCCATTTTTCTCCCTTAGTAAGACCCCGATGCTTTCAAATAAATCTATGTGGTCATCAATCGTGCGGATGACATCTTCGCATTCGTAAATCATAAGAGATTCACCAAGGATCGAGTTCGACCCGATGCGAGCTGAGTGTAAACCTGAGTCGTGGCGACCGACGAGTGGCGCATTAAGTCGCGCACAGCCAAAAGGTCACCGCCGGACTTCTCAAGCATTGTCGTTGCAAAGTAATGACGGCAAGCGTGGAAGGTCTTGGTTTCAATGCCCAGGCGTTTCATCTCTTCAGATGCCATCTTGGAAAGTTTGTTGCTTGTGACATTCCAAAGTCTGCCGTTGGTGTTATAGGCAAGAATCAAATCTGCCACCTTTTGTGCCACCGGAACTGTTAGGTCGGTGCCACCTTTGCCGGCGATTCGAAGAATGTAGCCATCACTTCGCTCTTCTAGGTCAATGCCTCGAAGGTTGGCGACTTCCATCGCCCGAAGACCTGCCGAGCAAGCAATAACGAACCAATCTCGCATTGGCTGGTTGGCTTCGCTCATCACAAGCCTTGCCTCATTCGGCGTTAGTGGGTGCGGAAGCCCGCGCCCTTTGCGCACAGGCGGAAGGTCTAGGTAAGCATTATTCTCAATCATCTTCATCTTGTTGAGGCTCTTGAAGATGGATCGAAACCTTGCAGCGTAGGTGCCTCTCGTTGAGATGGCATTAGGAACCGAGACGGCTCTCTGAATGTCCTCGACGGTGGCTAATTGTGGGTGAACACCCATCCGAAGGATGAGGTTCCAGTCATTGCGAAATAGGGCGTTAGAAAAGCCCTGCATCTCATAACGAGCAGCGAGCTTTTCCTTGATTACTTCTAGGGGTATAAGTTCCATAGGAGAACCCTAGCGGAAGGTGTCAAGCACAATCGCACAGGATTGTGCTGGGAACAATCGGAAGTCTCGTAGCGAACTCTTCCACGAGCACAGGACTCGAATGGCAGGCTCCGGCTGGCGGTGGTTGGACTTTGTTAGAGTCCGGCAGTTTATCCGGTTCATCGGTTACGACTGGAACATTATCGGGCAGTTATGAGGATTTAAGAGTTTTGATAAAAAATGCTCAACCTGGAACTGATGGCGCGGTTATACAAATGCGTTTCAATGCTGATACTGGAACAAATTATAGAGGTGTCTCGTATGCTGATCTTGTGAATACTACTTTTAATGCTACACTTTGGCAGATTACAGAGGGAATAGATAATACTGCCGGTAATTCAATAACAGTTTTAACAATTCCAGATTATGCAAATACCACGACTTACAAATTCTTTTACAATTTTACTGCTCATAAGAGTCACGACACAGGAACATTTGATTGGATTATGTATAACGGAGTTTGGAGTCAGACTTCGGCCGTTACTTCTATAACTTGGTTACTAAATAATGGCACTTTTTCAGCAGGAACTTACGAAGTTTGGGGTATCAAATAATGACAACACAAAGACCGCAGGTTCAAGTCGCTGGAGTTTTACGCGATATGACTGACGAAGAATTTGAACAATATCAAAAAGACCAAGCAGAGTTTGAGCGAATTAAACAGGCAAAAGCCGAAGCAGCCGCAAAACGCCAAGCCCTACTGGACAAACTTGGCATTACCGAAGAAGAAGCCAAACTCCTTCTCGGTTAGCACAATCCCTCAAGATTGTTCCCTGCCCTTTTAAGGGGGCAGGGTCAGTCTTAGGCTAGGAGTAGGCGAGCCTCTTCCTCGGTGATTCCGAGGCGTTCTAATAAGGCTTGGCGCTTGGCTACTGTTTCAGCAAGTTCCGCTTTGACCTGTTCTTTGATTGCTTTGCTTTCTTCCCACTTAGCAATTTCTTCAGGCGTTCCATCTCTCACAATATTTTCGCCAGTTTCTACATTGTATTCTTGAATTTTCATATTACTCATTTCGCATATCCATAGACCGATAAAATACCAGTTGCCGTGTAATCAAAATCTATTTCAAATCCATCATAAGAAGTTGAATCATTTAATCCGCCCGAAGTAAATCTTACTAATGGGGAGTCAATTTTTATGCCGGAACCCATAATATTTGTTCTGTCAGTTAAAAACGGCGAAAATATATTGTATGCGAATGATGCCGCATCATCCACCGCATTGGTCATTTCACCCAGAAAGAATTTAGTAGTTCCGTAAAGATTAGCCCTTGAAGCAAGTGTTGTCGAAGTAGAGTAAATTTCTTGCGTTTTGTAATTTGTAGCAGTTGCAACACCACCGGCTCGCATTTGTAATTCTAGGGTCGGTTGATTAGCCGTAGTTCCACCACCGACGACAAGTAATAAATAATTGTCATAAGTTGAAGAAAAAACGCTGTCAACGGCAATAGTATTAACGGCACTAAAACTGGTCGTTCCTATCAAAACAAGTGCGCCAGTAGAAGGCGCAGCCCATTTTAGTCCGGTCGGCGAAACAGAACTATCCGCTACGAAAAATGTCGATCTTCCGTAGCGGAACAATCTCGGAGGATTGTGCTAAGGCTTATCCAGGGTCAGGCCGTCAGGGATGGGTTTGGAATAGTTCCATTCTTTAATATATTGAACGCCATCTCCGTCATCAAATAAAGCAATAGAACCATTACGACCAAAATCGGCATCCGTCAATTCAGAATAAACATTTGTAATTTGTGTGAATAAATCCATATTAGGCTCCTAAATACTGGACTTGAAAACGACTATCATTTAATCCATTAACTACATCAAGCGCACCGCCTGAATTTTGATAAACTCTCAACTGTAAATAATCACCCGCGACTAAATCCCTAATTAGCGAGAAATTTTGTGAAGTATCATAACCGCTTGCTCCGGTTGTCACATCGATTGAAAAAATGTCGGCTGCGTTATTTTTATATAAGTAAATAGAGCGACCGCCAACATTATTAGCGGCGAAATGAACTTGTCCAATAACTAGATATTTTCCGCCTTTACCACTTGGAATAGTAATGCGGTTATTGTTGGTGGAATTGTCGTGAAATGCGTCAGTATCAAATTCCTCGCTATCGAAATTTAGAGTTGTAAAAGTTGTGTTATTTATACTCTGATTCGCGGAAGCATAAACCGAACATCCCACAAAACCGCCACCCGCAGGAGCCTGCCACTTGAGTCCGGTGGCTTCTGAAGAGTCCGCTACGAGTGTGTAGCCGTTTGTGCCTACGGCGAGGTTGTCATAGGTGGCATTTCCGGTGCCTACGAGTAGGTCGCCCTTTGCCGTTATGGTCACAGCCATATCGTTCGTCAGGGTGACGGTGCCTGAAGTTCCGCCTCCGGTTAATCCGGTGCCGGCGGTGACACCTGTGATGTCGCCGGTATTGCCTACCGAGACCCAGTTCGATCCGTCATAAACTTCGACGGTGTTGGTGTCCTGAAGGTAGGACATCATTCCTTCTGCTAAGACCCCCGAAAGGGCAGTCGTGCGAGCTGACGAATCGGCGAAAACCATCGTCACCTGTTGCTGCAAGTAAGTGTTCACCTGCGCAGCAGTCAACACATCGCCGGTGTTGAACAGTTTGTAACCTGCTCCTGCCATTGTTTCTCCTTATTTAGTATGAAAGAACGCCTTGCGTTCCATCAAGTATGCCCTGCGTTGTCGAATCTAAAATGAATGCCTGAATTATAGGCTCGGCGGTCAGAAACTTTGTCATCCAACTTGTCGGAGTGATGTCGTGCTGAATGCCTTGAACGAATAATTCAAGAGTAAAGGTTGAGGATGCCTGCCCTGTCTTGGTGACATTGATTAGGGTGAAAAGGTCGGAATCTATGCCTGCCTTTATCAAGTCAACCGAAGTGGCATCTTTTAGATTCAAGCCGATTGAGTCAATGCGAAGCAAAGCCTCATCTCTAGCATTCAAAAGCATCTGCGCCTGATTGAGCGCTTCGGTGTCGGTCTGCATAAGCAAATCGGTGCGTTGACCTGAATGAATGAAGTAGGTCTCTATTGAGCTTGTTGACTGGACATTCTGAGGGCTTCCGCCAAGTCTTGTGACGGTTATGTCGTTGAAAATCTGTGTGTCATCGTAGGCAAAGTCAATGGTGGCATAAGGAATGTCGGTGCCATTGTCATTGAATTGAAGCGGTGTTTGGTCGGCTTCTTGAGAAACAGTCGTGCGAGATAGGAAGACGGCGTTGCCTTCAGGATCAATGAAGAAGCCACCAAGTTCGGTCTGCTCGACTGTTTGGCAGGCTTGTAGCAATGTCCGCGCCGTTGCGGGGTCGGCCTGGACTGTGCTATCGCCGGTGTCAATGAGCCTTTGGCTTGTTGGATAGGAGGCAACATCAAGAAGATTCTCAATTCTTGCTCCACTTGTCTGCCCTGCACTAGTGCCGGCAACGGTTGTGATGTTGACATTTTGAAAAAGGCGGAAGGCATCAACACATTGCAAGGTCACGCTTGAGACTTCATCAAAGCCCAGGCGGAAGATGTTGTCGTAGCTCGTGATATAGCCTGAATAGAGATAGTAGCGGTCAACTCCGCCACCGTCGTCATAATCTGCCCAAATACGAATCTTGCGAAGAGGCAAGAGTTTGCCGTAATAAGGCGATGAAACATTCTGTGGATTCCAGTCGCCGTTTTGATCCTCAAGAACAACTGTTGCCGTTCCTGCCTCAAATGAGTTGAGTATTCGATTACGACCGCGACGGATAGAAACACGAAGCGCAATATTGCTCACATCAACAACATCGGCAGGAGCATCAGCGAGGATACCTGTGCCAAGCGGAGTCGAAGGGTCATCAAGGATTAGTGGGTTTCCGAATGCTGGCCCATTAGCGAAATCAATGCTGACTCCAAGAACAGGAGTTGTCATCATAGACCGCCGACGAAGAGGATTGGCTTACCGCTTTGTTGCTCTAGCAAGATGCGACGGCGAATGGCATCTGCCAAATCTGCCTCAGTCTGCACATTGCCTTGAACGGTGACATTGACTGTCATTCCGGCGTTCTCTGCCATTCTAAAAGCAGCAGGATCGAAAGTTGAACCTGAAGTGATGCCAGGTCTTTCGTTGATTCTCATTTGGCGCAATCTTTCCTGCTCATCGCCAAGTGCGTTGAGGGCATTGGTGCTGAGTGAATCCGTCAAGGTATCAATGTGTTCCTTGAGAATGTGATTGATTGCAGTTCCCTTGTCAACGCTTTCACGCAAGGTGGTCAAGGTGTCAATCTGTTCTCTTGCCGAACCTGTTGTAATCGGAGCCGAAGAAGGATTAAAAGGATTAGGAATTGTCGGTGTCGGAGTCGTTGGACTACTTGGAACGCTAGGCGCGGAGGCCGATGGCACCGGCGTTACTCTGCCTGAGTTAAGCGCTGCAAGGTAGGCGTTCAAGGCTGCCAAAGCCCTTCGCCACGCTTCTGCTGCCGCATCCCCTGGTTCTGCCCAGTTAGGAGCAAGAGTCTTTTGTAGGGCAGTTCCGGCTTGAACAGTTGCAGCATAGGCAACAACTTCAGCGCGGGTCATTCCCCATTTGCCCATCAACTTCTCAATCTCAGAGTCGTCTAGCTTCTCATCCTTGAGTGCGCGAGTGAAGTCAACATACTTCTCGGCTTCTTCTTTAGTTAGACCCCAAGCCATCAATAGTTTGATAACAGCGCCATCGTTAAGTTCGGTCGAGTTGGCAGCGTAGATGCGAGCGATGTATTCCATCACTTCGCCCTTTGTGATATTCCACTTAGCGGCTAGGACTGAAACTTCTTCATCGCTGATAACTTGATCCGAGAGAACAGTCAGAAGGTCGGAGTAGCGTTGCGCTGCCTCGTTCATCTTCATCTGCGCTTCAAGGGCATCCATCATCACCTTGACTCGCTCAGCTTCAGCGATGCGATTCTGACGGAGAAGATTTAGGCGAGCGGCTTCAAGTGCAATCGGGTCAGTTTCCTTAGTGGTAACGCCCAATTTTTTAAGTTTAGCAAGAACTTGCTCGGCCTGAATCTGCTCTTTGGTCTTCTTGACAATGTTGGTCGTGATTCTAAGACCGCGAGCGTTTGCGATATTAGCGGCAGCAGTAGCCTTCTCAACTCGCTTCAAATCTTCAAGATGGCCGACAACGACCGAAGAATGCTTAGAAACTGCCTCGGTGCTTAAATCGACTCCGCTTGTGAATTTGTTGATGGCATACAAAGCGCCACCGGCAGCGACACCGAAAGCGGCTAAACCTGCGGCTGCTGAAACGGCCGTGGCTCCGCCTGTTGCGAGAGCGGTGGCGGTGCCTGCGGCTCCTGCCGCAACTGCTTGTCTTCTGAATAATGTTATGAGTCCGGCGATACCGGCTGCGATTATCTGAATGCCGGCTGCAACCTTAGTGCCAACAAAGATGCCAGTCATTATCGCTGCGAAGGCTTTTAGAACGCCGATGTTGTCGGCAATAACTTTGAAGAGTTTTGCTAAACCAACGGCAGCATTGACAGCGCCTTCGACTACCGAGCGAAGACCATCTGCAAGTTCATCTTTATTTGCCTGAATAAAGGCATCAAACATCGGCAGAACTTCAACACGGATAATCTCGGCAAGTTCTGAAAGAACAGGAATGAGCGCATAACCAAGAGAGTCAAGAGTCTGATCGAATTGCAGACGAAGGCGCTCTAATTGGAACTCAAAGGTTTCGGCTCGCTTACCTGCTTGTCCTGCAAAGGTAGTGCCTAGAACTTCGAGAGCAGCGTTTAGGTCTTTGTTCTTGACAATAGTTTCATCAAGAGGAATTCCAAGACGGCGAAGTGCGCCAATATTGCCACCAAGAGCGCGAACAAGGCTGTTGGTAACTGCAAGAAGGTCTTTGCCTGTGCCGGCGCTTATGTCTAAGGCAAGCGCCTGCAAACTTTGAGCCTGAGTGATGTCACCTGTTGCTTGAGCTAGAGCCTGAAGGCTTGGGATGAGTTGGCTGTTATTGACACCAACTTGCAATTCGAGTGCATCAAGATAACTGACAGTTGAAGCGATTTGTTCTTCGGTAGCGCCAACGGTATTTCGAAGAGCAGTCGCAAGAGCAATCTGCGCTTTCTGATCCTCCATTGCGCCTTGAACGGCATCCTTGCCGAGTTTGACGGCGAGGGCGGCGGTGGCTGCGCCGGCAACTAGAAACGCTTTGGCAATTTTCTTTCCTGCCTCGGCAAAAGACTTTTCTAGTTTATTGACATCCTTGATGGCCTGCTTTGAACCTTTGTCGTTATAGACCGTGATAATGCGTTCAATCAGCGCCATCAGTTACACCTCTTTTCCGCTATCAAGTCTTTTTTGCAATCTTGTCATTGTAGTTTTCAAAGCATCTTGAACTTGTCCAAGCAATCTGCTTCGGTTGTTATCAAAGGCTCTGATTAACGCTCGGCCTTTATCATTTCCTTGATGTCTAGCAGTAGGCAGAACACCGTGATAAGCCTGAACCGTTTGAATAAATTGCCTTGAGGCATAAGGGTTTTTTGAACGCGAAGCCGCAGTTCTAGCTCTTGAACCAGCGCTTCCTCGACCGGCAGTTTCGTAAATTGCTCCGCCTGGGTCTCTTTGAACTATGCCATAGAAGCCAGTAAATCCACCGGCTTTTTTATTACTTTTCGGAGTTAAAATGCGTAGGCCACTTCTTGCACGATCTTGGCTATAAGAAGGAAAGCCTCGCGTTTGCTCTTGGGTCAACGGGCCAATCGCATTGAATTTTTTCCAACCACCTTTTCGCCAACCTGAAGGGTGGATTCTTTCAGTTGCAGGATAAAGACTTTGAGCCTCGACCAAAATTGGTCGCATCAGGCTTTTCATTTCTTTATCTAATTCTTTTTTGAGTTCAGGCGCGATAAAACGAAGAACTTTTGCATATTCTTGAACATTCAAAAGTCTTATTTCGTATTGAGGGGTATTCATTTTTCTCGCGCCCTGGCTCTTTCTCTAATGTAAGCAAAAACTGCCTCAAGAACGCCGTCAGGCGCATCAAGCAGGTCATTCAAGGGCAGACCTGTCTCCACAGAAACAGCAGCGATTTGAAAAGCTAGACTGTCTCTGTGGATTCGGAAGAAGGGTCGGTCACAAGGGTTACTTCCTCAAGACTGTCGAGGAAATCCGCGCCCCAGGGTTTTACAACTTTGCCATTATGCTTGAGAGCAAGATAAGCAAGGTAGTAAATGTGTTCCAACTTCTGCTCATCGGCAATCAACTTGCCGAGGCCCTTCTGATACTTCGTTTCAAAATCAACGATGATTCGAGGCCGCAAAGCGAATGTGGACTCCAAACCATCTGTTGTCTTGACTTTGATTTTTAGACCATCCATTGAGTTTCCCCCTTAGTTATTTAGGATGTTGCTTTTGTTATAGCACCGGAAATCGGCCAGGTGACCGATATGGTTGCAAGTTCACCGACGGCTCCATTCACAGGAGTCCATTCAGTAATCAATGCGCTGAACGAATACTTCGGATTTGTCGCGCCAACTGTTGTGTTGACTGGGCGAATCTCCATTGCGACGGCAGTTCCAATCTTGGAAGTTGCATCGCTTGGATAAATAAGTTCCTCAAGAGCGCCGGAGGCGAAGTCTTGATGGAACTCTAGGCTGATGGAATTGTCGGCAAGGCCGGCGATTCTCTTTCTTGCGGTGTCACCAAACGCAGTCGTCTCAACGACATCATAAGTCGTCGAAAGGCTTACGCTTGAAACATAACTAGAGATGTCCGTGCTTGCCAAAACAACATAAGCGTTGGTTAGGACAAGTTTAGCCATTTACTAGATGACCGCCTTTGTGATTGCGCCATCAACAGGCCAGGTCACGGAAGCAGTTGCGAGTTCGCCGACTGCGCCGTTCACAGGTGTCCATTCGGTGACAAGTGCGTTGAATGTGTAGCTTGGGTTCGTTGCACCTGTAACTGATCCGTTTGGCTTAACGATAACTGCTGCGCTTGTGCCAATTAGCGGATAGATGGTTGCTTCGACTTCGCTTGTTGCAAAGTCCTGATGAAATTCAAGTGTTACCGAGTTATCTGCTAGACCTGCAACACGAGTGCGGGCTGCGGTCGAGCTGAATGCGGTTGTCTCTACTGCATCACGAGTGGTCGAGAGTGAAACGGATGCGATTGAATCCGATAGGTCAACTCCGCCGATTGAGATGTAGGCATTAGTTAGAACAATCTTTGCCATTTACTTTGCGGCTCCTTCTTTGATTATGGATGGTGTTGTTACGGATTTCTCCGACTTGATGTGACCGGATGCCAATAAGTGCTTGGCATCTCCGCCATTCTCAAGGATTTCTTTTTCGGTGAGCGTGTCACCCTTTTTCTTGCCACAGACCTTTCGATCTGAAATTACTGTGTAACTCATAATTAACCCCAAATCGTTATTCTGT